GGAACAGGCCCTCGCGGGCCTGTTCGGGAACATCGCCATCACTTTAGGTTTAGGAGTTTCCTGTACCTATCCAGGGTAGTAACCCTAGATGGCGTTTCTTGTTCCAAGGGCAAGTCGGTATTACCGACAGCTCGGGGTACTCCGGCATAGCCGCCGATGAAGGACTTGCGTCCAACAAAGGTGCCAACCAACTCGTTTGGGAGGATCTGCTGTAGTACAGCTACGGCTTTCTCGTCGAAAGCCTTCACTTCTTGCGAGATCACCTCATTATCAACAGAGGTTTTCAAGCAGAAGGAAAGGAACTTGCGCATGGATCCTGGTACTGAGTACCAGTTTCTATTTGCAGTTTCCTGCAGCCCGGTTAGGGACTGCTCGTCCCTGTCCACTTGACGGTAGACAGTTTGAGTTATCCTGGTCATTTCTTCGAGAGTGGAACCCTCGAACGACCAATTCAAACCGATCGGTTCAACAAGGTGTTGAATTCGCTCGACTACTTCCTTTTGGATAGGTGTAAGAAGAGCAACAGCTTTTCGACCGTAATTCCTGACAAGATCGAGGAAATTGTCGTTAGACACTTCCCTCCACTTGTACGAAGCGATAACTCGCTTCGACGTGATCACCTTTCCCGCGAACTCACATAGTTCTGAGGAAGATAGTGATTTATCAGGAGAGTATGGACACCCGAGGTAATCTAAGGTCTGCATGTACCTTTGGTACAATGCATCATCTAAGATCACCACGTCATCACCGAGCACAAAGAACTCGTTGTTGTACTTCTTTCCAAGGAGGTACGCTAACAAGTATCCATGTGTCATCCCAAAGCTAGCAAAGCTTGGATATAATCCAAGAGGCTGGCCTTGCTTCCAGCAGATAGGTCCAATGGTTGATTTCCATGTGGATCTGCTAACCTCACTAAAGAGGTCAATGGAAGGATGTTTGCCACAGAGAGCTGTCAAGGCTCTAAGCTGAATTTCCAGAGGGAAATAATCAGTCGCGTTAGACAAGTCCACTGAGTGTACTTGCTGCCCGCTGGCAAGGTGTGTCTGGAGTAAAGAAACAGGTTTACTGTGGTCATGTGTGCAATCCCAAGGGAGGGCACGCAAATGAGAGAATAGGGTTCTACCAAGTGGGCCTAAGGCCAACTGGTGGACTAGGAATGGAGAAGCGATTGCTCGCAACTTTAGTCCTGGTTCCTGGAGGAAGTGTACTTCACCTCCCAGAATATCGCACTCTGCGAAATTCAACCCTCGCATCCTGCGAGCATCGATCTGGAGATCCAGACCTTTGCAGACAGGACCATATAGGGACTCATACTTAAGGAATAGATGGCGATGAGCCAACTTCCCTACAAAGTAACTGGCACTCGAAAGTCCGGAGCTACTCTGGACAACACTTCTGCTGCCTAAGATAGGAGTCTTTTTACTCTCTGAACCACGATAGAGCATCAAAGGGGTGTGATCCCCAGAGATTCTCAATCTGATGTTCTGGTTTTCCATAAAGGTTGCAAAGCCTTTCAGGAAAGAATCATCGTACTTGCTTGTGTTGGCATTAACTGCCGCCACAAACTTCTCTTTTTGGGAATCACTAAGTTGGTGATTCTGGAAGAGGGTGTAGCACATTAGAGTGTGAACAACGGATTGAAAGGTCCGTTCACTCTTCATGGCGTACGAAAATAAGGAACCGACAACGCCGAAAGGTAAACCCTTACGGTTTTTCTTACACTTAGTAATAAGCGGAAGAGAAGATCGGTGCCTGTACAGGTCGACTTTAAGAGATTTCAACCTCTTTACTGTCCACTCCGTACCAGAACAATGAACCCAGCGGTCTACCATTTCTGCAAAAGCTTTGTGGTGGACTGCCGGTACTCCGAAAACGAAAAGACGATGGCGAATTGCTCCCTGTAACTTTTGGTCAAAGACCATCACAGCATCCTTAAAAGGAGTTCGTGCATTACAGAGCGGCGACGAGCCAACTCTTAAGTTAGAGCGGTCCCGGTTAACACTTTTCCTGTTGGAAGGTACTCGATTGGATTCAGTAGCCTCAACGCTTTGAGTTCGACCTCAATCAAGAATTTTAAGCTAAGGAGATTCTGGTAACGAATAACGCTATAAACCTCTGTTCTCGGACGTCTGGGGGGTGCGACATCAAGTCCACCGCGCGGATCACCGGATACGAGGCCTTGGCCTTTCGTTTCCTCATCTCTAAGCTTTGCATTCAAGAGAAGGGTTTCACACATTGCGTGTACAGCTACTTCATCTGATCTCATGCTCTCCTCCAGGTATGTGTAGACCGGGCTAACCC